GTTGTTTAAAACGTCCGCTATTTCGTCCGAATTTCTTATATCTTGAACATCTTTATACTCCTTCGGAATTGTAATATTACTAATGATACACCGATTGTTTAATCGTGTCAAGATGTTATCGGTAGCTTTTTGTCCCGCTTCATCCCGATCTAAGCAGAGAACCAATTCTTTCGTCGGAAGTCGTAATAATAATTCTTCCTGTTGTTTCGATAAGGATGCCCCGAAGATCGCAACTGACGGGAAACCATTTTGGTCTAACCACATTGTATCTAAAGTACCTTCAGTAATGCAAACAAACGAAGAGGGTTGAAGATGATTTTCTCCAAAGAGAATACGAGAACACTTTAAACCTTTTGAATATAGGTACTTCGGTGTCAAATATAATCTTCTACTAACCCATCCTCGTATCAGTTGATCCGGAGTACGAATAGGAATAATTAGATTACTATCCTCATCTGTCGCACATTCCCATTTATTTAACGTAGCTTTTGTAAACTCCCGATCAAAAATCCATTCGGGAACCCACCCACTTTCATAAGGAAAAACTACTTCAGGTAAGACCTCTTCCTCTATTTTAGGGGAATCGAAAATATTGATATCAAAATTATTGTATTGCTGAAGTAAGTAAGTTGTTATCTCTTCCTTATTTAAGTGTAAATATTTACCTAAGAAGTATTCTAAGCTCCCCTGTCCACACCCTACATGACAAATCCACAAACCTTTATCGATATTCATAGATAAAGAAGGCTGAGTATCTGCATGAAAGGGACATGCAATATTGAATTCTGGAGAGTCTATAGGGATATCAATCCCCGTATCTAAAAGAACGTTTGTCCAATCTATCATTTATCAGTTTTATTCTTTCTCAGGAAAAGAACAATTTCATTCTTATATCCCGCCCCATCATAAACATAGCCTCGTTTAATATCTCCTACCGTAATGGGGATAGCCGTTGGAAGAGGCCCTTTACTTTTACCTTGTATAACAAAAACATCATCCTCAAATAATTTTGGCTTAAAAATATCGAAAAAACTCATGACCGTCCTCCCTCTAATACGTTGCGTTTAATTCGTAAATATCCCCGATATCGGGATTCCAATGTAATAAGGCCGTATCCGCAAAAGCTTCGGCATCTCGGTATTTTTGGAATTGGAGAAGCCTTCGAGTCGGTTCATTTTCAATTAGACACATGGATAATACCACATCAGATGCTCGAAGTAAAGCATCTCCAAAAGCTACTGTCTCTGCTTGAGGTGGTTTGTAAATATCCGACGCATCTCTATTCGCTTGCGTAGACACCATCATACTAACATTATACGCTGTGCAAATATTTTTCAATCCGTAGAAAAGAGAGTGGCTTTCTTCCCAAGATGATTTACGTCCCGTCCCACTATTTACTAAGTAGGCCCCATCTAAGACTATAAAGTCAGGAGAATGTTTGCGAATTAAAGAGGTTATAGCATTCACATTAATACTAGCTTGTCCGGAAATGTGGTCACATACTAATAGAGGGCGTCCTGCCAGCTTCATCAAAAAGTTTTTATATTCATCTTCATCAATAGCATCACCACTCCGTAAAGCTCTATGTGAAAATTCATAGCCCATCATATTTGCGAAGACTACATCAGCCCGTAGATTGATTGCGGAAATTGGCATTTCAGGGGAGATTAATAAAGTCTTGAATCCGCGTGACGCTGCCACCGCAGCGGCATGAACGCAAAACCATGTCTTACCTATAGAGGGTCTGGCAAAAACTGAAATCAATTCGCCGGGTAACCATCCTACACCTGTATCATTTACTGTTGTAAAGGACGTAGGAACACCTAACATATTATCAGATGATAAACGTTGCTCTCTTTTTACTTTCCAATCCTGTAATCGTGCTAAGGCGTCAGAAGCATATGAAATAACATCTTCATCATTACTAACACCAATATCATCTAATTGAGAAACTATATCAATATAAGCTTTCTTTGGATTGAGTTGTAGAGTTTCTTTATTCGTTTGAAAAACTCCTACAACTTTTCTATATAACACCTGATTTTTAAAACTATCGAGAGCATAATCAAACTGTAAGGTTTGCGCCGTTGGATCGAGAGTAGGGAAATTTTCTGTTAAAGCCGACACAGAAGGTGGTTCCCCATAATCATCAAAATATTTTAAAACGAAATTATAAGCATCCCCATGTGTTGCGAAGTCCTTATCAATATATCTAAATTTTCTAATGCTTTTAATATCCTGTATTCCAAAAATAATTCCTGACTCAATGAAATCAAAACTTTCCATTTTACCAACTCTCCGTAGAATAAATAACTATATTATTAGCTGAATACACATAACATCTTATCTTATCATCCGCAGCATGTTGTTTAGCCGCCTGCCTTGCTAATTCTACATCATCGAATCTCCCATACTGTATCAGTTCCTCTGAGGGTAACATACCAACTACAAAAAAATCGGATTCAATAAACGGAGGACGTTTATTAATTAATCCTCCTCGTGACCATTTACCTCGCATGTTCACCTACCTTTTGTTGGATTGCCTGTCGTAATTTATAAGCTGATTCCCCAACAAGTTGAGTGATCTCTCCCATTGTAAAACCCTCTAATCGTAATGTCAAGAATTTCTGTTCGTTCATTGTTAACTGGTCAACATTAAAATTTTGGTATTCATCGTCTTTTGTGAAAGCCAGTAATGCTTTGTTAATACGAAATGGAAGCGTACTCTCAGTATGTGTCAATTGTTCGTCTAAACTCAGTGTTTGTAATGATCGCTGTGCTTTAGAAATTAATGTTCGGATTGTATTAATCATAGCAGTATGTAGATACGTATGAAAAATTACCCCGCGATCCTCATTAAAACCCTTAGCAGCTTTCACAATAGCAATACGTAATTCTTGTTCTAAGTCATGTTTATCTAGACCTAGAACAAACGTATTCTCTAAGAGCTTCTGTATTTTGGGTTCCCATTGTGAAATAAGTTCATCATTGATTTCAATAGGCATTATTTAAACCATCCCTTTGTCCCCGATAATAACACGTTCGACTACAATAAATTTGATGATACCCTAAACGTGCCTTTGTGTCAATAAGCTGTCGTGTTCGATAAAATTTTAAGTGGCAAAAGGCGCACGATACAGCAATTTGAGTATATCTAAAATGGCACTCTGCTGAACAAAATTTTCCCCGCCCTCGATGTAAGAAGTGACATTGCGGACAATCTTTTAAATTCTTTATTTGGGGGGCAGAAGTAGGTAGGCTATTTTTTTGTAAAATAATAGAAACGTACTGTCTGGATACCCCAACCTGTTGAGCGATTTGGTTTGAAGGTAAAAGGGGAAATTTCTTACGTAAGCGAACAATCTTATTTTTCGCCTTCATTTAACTCGGTGTGAAAACCCCAGGTGTTAATCTATGTTTATCTTCATAAAGACGGACACGGGCTACTAACAAACCCATCAAAGCATTTTTAACAAATGTTTCTGTAACATCAGCATCTTCTAAATTACGATCTTCGTCTGCATAACCCTTCTGTACCAATGCCCATTGACTATCATCAACTGCAATTGAAATTGTTTTTACCATTACTTATACTCCTATATTAGTCCACAATAACTATTCGTTTACATCCATCATCTTCTGTAACAATATGAATCCTATTAGCTGCCAATAAAGCCGTAAGTCCTAGTGATTCATTATCATCGTCATCTACACCATTGGCTAAGGGAAACCCCGAAAAGTTAATTGCTAAAATACATCCGTATGAGCTTACTGTAAATTCACATGAATGTTGAATTACAGAATCAGTGATATCTAAAAGAACAGACTTCTTTCGTATAGCATTAAGTACGTCTCTAGGAATAACAAGGGGCTGTAAATTATCTTTACGTCGAACTTGAAATAGTGGTTCCCCCGTATCCGCATGAAGCTCTGACAGGAGGGTTGTTCCTCCCTCAAGATTTACATTAGATAAAGTTATATCTGCATAACGAGCATCTACCGTAGAATATTCTGTATTAACAGCAGTATTCCATTCCGTTTCAATAGCTCGTAAATCATCTATTGTTGGTGATGTATTTGTTACTACCATTCTTTATTTGACTCCTAATCTTTGGTTATAATCCCGCTAGCAATCCAAGTTGTATCACCATTTGATGTACTAACGATGGATGTATAAATAGCGTTGGTGGAAAATATTTTCATATTAGTGGTAGCTCCACTCGGATATGTGGTGGTGGTGGAGCCAATTCGGATATGTGCGGATACATACCAATAACTTGTACCGGGGCCTGTGTTAGAGCCAATAGCCATACCTTGGCTGCCTGTAGCACTTGTAACACATATGGAAACCCCCGACGCGGGTCGAAGAGTAGAATACGAACCATTACTACTCATAGCTCCCCACCATGTCACCACATCTCCTCTAGCCATAATATTCCTCCTTTATCTTATTATACCACAAACTACCCATAGATAAAACCATCCG